TATTAGTAAAAATACAATTTACCTAGATCCCCGAAGGGGACCTAGGTTTTTACTTAAAATATAAACAAATGCACTTATAAACTTTCCGTTTATAAGTCTATATCTATCTTATTTATCTCTTGGATAACCCACCTATCCTCGCTTAAATTACTCATATCAGGTAATTCATTCATTAACATTAACACAAAAGGCTTATTGCCTACAACCATACCACCCTCATACTTCCCACTATAAAATAGCATATTCTTGATTTCCTCTATTCCTGTATAACTAATATAATTCAGGCAACTTCTAGGAATATCCATAATAATATATTTAGGACAACGTCCATTTAATTTCTTATACTCAACTACTTGATTTTTCATATCGCTTGCCTTACCTCCAGTAATAATTGTGTCAGGCAAGTTAAGCACAGCCCACCGTGCGAATTCGGTCTTGCCGATTCCTCCCTTATAATCTACAACAACGTGAATTTTCCTATCCCCTTTAAATGTATCGTAGTTTCTCATTAGGGGTATTAAATATTCTAACTCTTTACTAGGTAATTCTTGATATACTTTCTCAGGAGCCAAATTACCATATAACCTTCCACATTCTTTACTACAGTAATCAACATTCACAGACCTAGAACATTTACTAGGCTCTAAGTGTATGCTAGGGAACAACTGGTCTTTAACTGCTTTAAACCGTTGTTTTTTTTTAAGTTCTAGATATCCTTGTATATGGGGTGTCTCTCCACTTTTCCCCATTTCTAGACCAAAGATATAATTGGAACTAATGGAACTTAATATACTATCTAATACTTCTATTTCACTTTCTTCTTTATAATGGTAGGTAAAAGACCACCGAATCTTTGGTGAGTCTTGCTTTTTAGAGGGAGAGGTTTTAGTATTACCCTCTCCCTCGGAACTATTGGAACTATCGGAACTCATTTGGTAATATAATGAAAGAAAATAATTTTAGACGTTCTAATAATTAATCCACCGCGTTTAATTCCCATAATTTTTATCTTGCCTAGGAATACCAACCAAATGCCTAGAAAATCTACTCGCTCCACTCGCAAACGTATTGTTAGAAAACGTGGTAATAAAAAGACCGTAGGACGCTACAGACCTGCTTACAACCTTAATACTCTTCAGATATCTAATACTCGCCCCACTACTATGAGAATACCTATTCAAACTAAACAGCAGTTTTTCGTCAAGAATCCGCCCTCGGCTCCATTCTCTACCGTGTTCTTCTTCAGGCTTAATGCCCCTAGTCAAATTTGGCAGTGCTCTAACTCTAACGCCCAATTAATCGCAGATACTACACTAGCAAGCAACTCAGCACAAGAACTCTCAACACTAAGCGGTATGTATTCTAAAGGTGTCGTCCTCGGTGCCAAGTGCGAATGGTCCCTCAAATTCATAGATAACAGGACTGACGTATCACAGATTCTCCCTGATACACTCAATAACCCTAACCAGCAAATTCAAGGTGTATATACTGGTATAGCACGCGACAATAGTTTCCCTACCACTACCACCCAGCCCTCAACACTCATAGACGCTCATAACTTCAGAGAAGCAAGAGTCCTTGCTGGCTCATTCCACAAGGCAGGCTCTTCCACTACACACACTCCATACACAGGTCGCGGAGCAACTAAACGCCTCCAAGGAGTTATTAAATATAACCCACGTAAGCAACTTGGAATCAAAGACGTTCAGGATTGCGAAGACCTTTACTTATCACCACTCAACACTAGCCAGGGTAACGAACAGACTTACGCTTGCCTAGACATTCAACAGGCTTTAGACCAAGCCTTCACAGGTTCCGCTCTCGTTCCTGACGCTCACAACTCATTCTACTTAGACGTCAAAATGACTTATCTACTTCAGGTATCAGAACCTTCTATCGTCAAACAAGATAACCTCGCAGGAGTTTCAGCATTCTCTTCACTCGGTCATGCTCCTGTCCCTATGGGCGGAGGTTCTTACGTATAATTGCGAGACACCTCCGGTGGCTCGCTGGGGTAAAACCCCCATTCACTTGTTTCTTAGACTACTCACGCGTATCTTTATAGCTGAATTTTTTTCTATTAGTAAAAATACAATTTACCTAGATCCCCGAAGGGGACCTAGGTTTTTACTTAAAATATAAACAAATGCACTTATAAACTTTCCGTTTATAAGTCTATATCTATCTTATTTATCTCTTGG